TCACGCTTCAGTTATCCATAATATCCAAACGCATAAAAATCTAATGCAGTACAATAAAGACGAATACTTGGACGTTGTTAGAGAATACCAAGTGTTCCTAGTAAACTCCAAGTATATCCTGCAACCTAGAAACATCATAGATGATGTAAATGGATGTACAAGTCTTTACAAGTTGTTGAGAGTTAAACGTTGGATTGCAGAAGGACGATATAATATTTTAGATAATGATGCAACTTTAATTGAATAATTACGTTATATTTGTACAGGATTGGTCTCACACTATAAATCCTTAAGGAATTATTTACCCTTGTAATGAAATCGAAGTGAGACCCGATGGATTTGCAGGGGTTTTTTTATGTCTAAAAATTAAGTAAAATGAGTGAATTTAAAAATGATTGGTATTTAGTTAGAATCAACGAAAAAATGGAAATTGATTTAAAACAATTTTATGTATGTGTTTATTCAAATGGATTTATGGAGTCAGAATTTATTAGAGAATTTGGAAAAGATATACCAAGTATTCTAACAGTTGAAAGAGCTATTGAATCATATAAAGCTATGAATGAATTAAGTTTGAAAAAAGCTATAAAATCATCTCACTAATGAGCGGTTGGATTAAATTACACAGAAAGTTTTTAGATTGGGAGTGGTTTAATAAATCTGAAGCAGTACACTTGTTTTTATATATGCTTATCAAAGCCAATCACAAAGACGCTAAATGGCAAGGTAACGATGTGAAAAGAGGACAGTTTATTTCGTCTTTAGGCAATATTTCTAACGCTACTGGAATCAGTATTCAGCAAATTAGAACCATTTTAAAAAAGTTAGAAAAGACAAGTGAAATTGAAGTAAAATCAACAAGCCAATTTACTATAGTAACTATCTGTAAATATGAGTGTTACCAAGATGAAAACGAATCTACTAACAAGCCATTAACAAACAATCAACAAACGACTAACAAACCATCAACAACAAACAAGAATGATAAGAAAGAAAAGAATATATTATTCGATGAATTTTGGACTTTATATTCTAAGTCAGTTGATAAGCAGAAGTGCTTAGATAAATTTGAAAAGTTGTCAGATGAAGAAATAAAATCTATATTTGAAACCCTGCCGTTTTACATTATTCAAACACCTGATAAAACCTATAGAAAAAATCCTTTGACTTATCTAAACGGAAAATGTTGGAATGATATTGATTTAAGCAAACCACAAATGATAAATAATGTTCTACCTAACGAAATTTGGGAATGATGTACAAAAGACTGACAAACGTAAACAACGAACTTTTTAATATACGTCTACAGAAAGACGTAAGAGGAAAGTCAATAGGTTGGGATTGGGATATCCTACCTTACACAATCAAAGAAGGATGCACGACATACATTGGTTCAGCTCCAGCATCAGGAAAGACAGAGCTTTGGTTTGAGATACTAATTAACCTTTCGTGTTTACACAATTGGAATCACGTAATATTCTCTCCCGAAACAGGTAATAGTGCAGAGATATTCGCAGAGCTTTGCTATAAGTATGTTGGTAAGCCTTACGTTCAAGGACAAAACTCAATGACTAATTCAGAGCAGATAGTTGCTGAGATGTTTATCAACGAACATTTTATTGTAATTGACCCAATTGATGAAGATTTAACCATTACTAAATTTTACGAATTAGTAGATGAAATTGAAAAAAAGGAAGGAATAAAAATACACACAACAACGATTGACCCTTGGAACGAATTAACTGAAGAGTTTTTACCTAGTGACTTAGGACGTGAAGATAAATACTTAAGCAGGATTTTGGGAACGGTAAGAAAAAACGCAAGAAAGACAGGAAGACACAATTGTGTAATCAATCACGTTCGTGACCAACCTATGGTAAGTTCAAAGACAATAGCAGGAACTGACATTAGTTACTTTCCTATGCCTAGTGCAAGAGACTTTGCTGGAGGACAAGTTTGGTTTAGAAAAGGACTAAGCGTGTTAATACCTTGGAGACCGCCTTTTGGATTATTAGATTCTGAAGGCAAAGGAGCTGAAAAAAATGAAGTACATTTGAAAGTTGCAAAGAGTAAACCTAAAGGCGTATCAAAAAACGGAGTTTATAAAATGTTCCTAGATTTAGATAAATATCAATACTATATGCTAGACTTCAAAGGCAACCGTATCTACGCAAACCGAACAAAGAAAGTACCTGAACAAAAGAAAATTACAATGGTAGAACAAAAAATTAACGCACTAAACAACAAAGGATGGACATAGGATTAAAACTACTTTACATTCAGGGACTGATTCAAAAAAACATTTGGAAAGTAAAGTTAACAAGAGAAGAACTACAGGAAAAGAGACCTGAAGCTGCAGCATACATAAACGGAGCTAAAGACACCGAGAACGACTTAAAGCAGGTGCAGTTAGCAATCGTAGAATTGGAAATAGAGCTACGTTTACACGGACGAGAAATAAACCGTTGTCTGCATATAAACGGAGAACTAAAGAAAAGAATTGAAGAACTAGAACACGAACTTAAATACAAAAACGTAGAACTATGATGGATTTTACATATATCATTGATAATGAACCAAAATATTTAACATTTAGAATGTTTTTAAAGCAAAATGATTTTGAAGAATTAACACCTAATTCGATTCATTTAATTAAAGGAGAAAAATATCAATTTATAATGACACCAACTATTCAAATTGATTTAGAAAATGGAATATATGAATGCTTTGTAATATTTAGAAAAATAAAAAAATGAGAAAAGAGAAAAAGCTAGTTGCACTATGTGCAGTATTACCAGTATTAGCAGATTGGATTGAAGATTTAAACGACCAAACTGTATTTAAACGAGACCTAAAACGCAAAGCAAATATGCTGATGCAAGAGATTAGGAGAGTAGATAACCAAGTTTTAAGTATTTACGGAGAGAACAGAGAGCAAATCTACGAGCAGCAGGTTGACTTGCAGATTAGATTCCGTCAATTTGTAGAATCAATAATCGTAGACTGATGAAAAAATTAAGAGTATTAATAGCTTGCGAGGAAAGTCAAGCAGTTACAAAAGCATTTAGGAAATTAGGACACGAAGCATTTAGTTGTGATTTATTACCTTGTTCTGGCGGCTACCCTGAATGGCACTACCAAAAAGATGTATTTGAAGTAATAGATATGGGATGGGATCTAATGATAGCACACCCACCGTGTACTTTTTTAGCAGTAAGCGGCGCTAGATGGCTTTACAATAAAGATGGAAGTAAAAATGAACAAAGACACAAAGACCAAGAAGAAGCACTAGAGTTTGTAGGTAAATTAATGAACGCGCAAATTAAATACAAAGCTATTGAAAACCCTGTTTCAGTTATAAGTACTGGAATCAGAAAACCTAATCAAATAATACAACCTTGGCAATTTGGCGACGAAGCGCAAAAAAGTACGTGTCTTTGGTTATTTAAGTTACCTAATCTAGTCCCTACCAATATCGTAGGTAAAGGAGAGTTTATAGAATTTGTTAGCCATAAAGGACAAATCAAGAAACAACCTAAATGGTATTTTGATGCTTTGAAAAATGCAAAAACACCTAGCGAAAGACGAACGTTAAGAAGTAAAACATTTGACGGAATAGCTAACGCAATGGCTGAACAATGGTCTAACTATATATTGAGTCAAAATGAGATGTAAACACTGCAAACAAAAGTTTGAGCCTATCCGATTCAATCATAAATACTGCCTAGCTGATGAATGCATCAGAGCGTTTGTAGCTGAGGTCAAAGAAAAAACGTGGAAGGAGACAAAAACACGAATGAAAACAGACCTAAAAACTACACAAGATTGGTTAAAGGAAGCACAGACAATCTTCAATCAGTTTATCAGATTACGAGATAACGGACTATGGTGCATATCCTGTAACCTACCTCCTAAGAAAAAGAACGCAGGCCACTATTACTCACAGGGAGGACACAGCAACGTTCGCTTTGACGAGGACAATGTTCATCTACAATGTGAAGCCTGTAACACTTACTTATCAGGTAACTTACTAAACTATCAAATAGGTATAGAAAAACGAATAGGAGCAGAAAGATTAATTAAACTACAAGGCAAAGCACACATTGAGAAACGCTGGACAGTTGAAGAACTGAAAGAATTAATTTGTACGTACAAAACCAAAGTAAGACAGTTACAATGATATCAAATAAATCCAAAGAATTATCAAGTGAATTGCATATTCAAAAAAGCATTTTAGTTGGAAGCGAAGGAGAAAGTAAATTTCTTATAGCCTGTAACTTGAATAACATACAGTGCAAAAAGAGTAGCGAACAAGATGATATATTTAATCACGTTGATTACTGGATATATGATAAAGGAGTTGATGTTAAAGGATTGAAACAATCACATAAAGAAGGATTTGTTGTAGTTGAATTTAAAAATGTTAATGGAAAAGGCGGAAGTTGCAGTGATCAATCAAAAGCTGAATGGATTGCTTTCCAATTTGAAACTTGTTTTTGGATTGTACGGAAAGAAGAACTATTAAATTACTGCAGAGAAAATGTTGAGTTAAAATATGTAGAATCTTTTAATGATTGTTATAAGAAATTATATCGCAGAAAAGAACGAAAAGACCTAATGACAAAACTAAAATTAAGCGACTTAAAAACATTTAACTTCATTTGGAAACTAAATTTTTAAAATAATTTAACAAAAAAGTACACAATTAGAATATTATTTATATATTTGTCTAAACAAAAACCAATTTATTATGAAACATTTATTTAAGTCGTTGGCTGCGTTCCAACAAGAAGTTCCAGTAATCCACAAAGCAACGCAAGGCTATGGATATTCTTATTCGGACTTACCGAAAATTTTCAGTGTTATCAATCCATTGCTAAAAAAACACGGATTAGGATTCACTCAGTTAATTAACGAAGGAGATGTATTGACGATTCTTTTCCACGTAGAAAGCGGAGAACAGATACAAAGCTCAACTACTATTCCTCAGAATGTACAACTCAAAGGAATGAATGACTTTCAAGTTCTGGGATCAGCAATCACTTACATTCGTCGCTATGCGATTAGTTCGATGCTAGGATTAGTTACCGACAAAGACACTGATGCAGGAGGAGAGCAAGTAAAAAACGAACCAAAGAAACAAACGCTAGACGCTAAGAGATTCCAAGATGCAGTCAAAGCAGTAACCGAAGGAAAGATAACACGAGAGTCTTTAGAAAGCAAGTTTGCGTTAACAGATGGTCAAATCGATATATTGAACGCACTATGAAAGTTAGATGTTCTGCTATAGGAAAAATTATGTCAGCACCCCGAAATAAGTCGGAGGTGCTTTCACAGACTGCAAAGACATACATTCACGAGATGGTCTTGCAGGATAAATACGGAATCAGAAAAGAGTTTAGCTCACGTTACACAGACAAAGGTAACGAAGTAGAAAACGAATCAATCAACCTAGTTAATGAAGTTCTGGATGTAGGATTTATTTACAAGAACGAGGAGCATTACGAGAACGATTGGATTACAGGAACACCCGATGTAAACACGGAGCAAGTTCTGTTAGACGTAAAAAGCTCTTGGGATGGTTCTACATTCCCATTCTTTGAAACTGAAATACCTACAAAGGACTATTACTATCAACTTCAAGGGTATATGTGGCTAACAGGTAAACAACAGTCAATGCTTTGTTACTGCTTAGTAGATACTCCTGAACTAATGGTGGAGGATGAAATCAGACGTACACATTGGAAGTTAAACCTAATGGAAGAAAGCTTAGACCTAAGAGACGAAATACAGAAGAAACATATTTTTTCACACATTCCTAAGAATCGCAGAGTTAAAGTATTCTATGTACAGAAAGACGAAGCAGTCATTGAACGAATCAAAGAACAGGTAGAGCTTTGCAGAGAGTATTACAACACCTTAATTAATTTCTTATGAGTTGGCTTGAATATCATTGTGAAGATATGGCTAATCATATAATAAAATATGAACTAATGGAAAAACAAATAGAAGATAAAATAGTATTACGTGTTTTGGCACGTTTTAACGAACGTTCGCAAGTCGGAATAACAAAGTATAACACAACGCTAGAAAGAACCGACCTAAGCACGTTAGAATGGCTTACACACGCACAGGAAGAGGCAATGGACTTTGTGCTTTACTTGGAGCGACTCAAAGACGAATACAGAGGTGGCTTATTAACTAAGATGGTAAAGCAATCGGAACAAGATGGATTGTATCAAGACAAATTAAAACGAACAATGCCTAAATAAACACGGATGATAGATATTAGAAAAGGAGAAGTAATAGAAGAATTAAAAAAAATTCCAGACTCAAGTATAGATGTAGTAATAACAAGTCCTCCCTATTGGAAAGGATTTGGATATGAAGCATATTTTAATAGTTATTCACAATATTTAAGATGGAGCAAAGAATGGATGAAGGAAATAAAAAGAATCCTAAAACCAAATGGAACGTTTTATTTAAATGTTATAAACGATAGCGAAATAACTATAAGGGCATTTGAATTGATGCAAATAGCAACTGAAGAATTAATGTATAAGTTACACGAAACAATCATTTGGTATAGATACAATCAACAACCAGCTAACACAAATAGACAATTAACTAATCAATGTGAATATGTTTTTATGTTTCGACATAGTTCAAATGGAGTTGAGTTAGATAAAGTAAAAGCGTACGAATTGAATCCACATATATTTAAAACAAAGAACGTAGGTAATGTTTGGGAAATTCCTTTTAATAGTGG